TTCACAAGACAGTACATTAAATAGCCTATTAAATGAAACAGCACAATCATCTCATGATATTCAACAACCCCAACATAACCCTCACGACCCAGTAAATCAATTTATAAATAAAGATTATAGCCAATTAATGAAGGCAATTGATACAAAGAAAAATTTTAGACCATAATGGCTATAAAACTCCGCAAACCTATAAAAATAACCCCAATTGATGTATCTGAGAAAACGGCAGTAGGAGTTCGTTTACCATTTAATAAAAAGAGGGTATTTACTTTAGATTATACTACTAAAGAACATGCCAGATCTAAATTAATAAACGTATTAATTACTTCTCCAGGAGAAAGATTAAACCAACCACTATTTGGAGCTGGATTAAAAAATAGGTTGTTTGAACAACAAACGGAAACAGCAGGAGATGGTCTTAGAAATTATGTAACTCCCCAAGTTGAACAATATGTTCCCGAAATCGAACTTAAAAATATCTTTTTAAAAGATGGAGGAATACAAGGCCATAAATTATTTGTTACAGTTAACTATTCATTAATAAATAATGATGAAGAAGATTCAGTAACTTTAAGTTTTACTAATGAAAATTTTAATAATCAATAATGTCATATTCAAGCGCAACATCAGACAATAAACCTATAAATTATCTTAATAAAGATTTTTCTGATTTTAAAGATGCCCTTATTAATATGGCACAAATCTACTACCCAGATACTGTTAATGATTTTTCTGAGGGAAGTCCAGGTACTATGTTTATTGAAATGGCATCTTATATAGGTGATGTATTATCATTTTACACTGATGCTCAGGTACAAGAAACATTTCTACAATATGCCCAAGAAAGAGAAAATTTATATTCTTTAGCTTATACTTTAGGATATATACCAGCTGTTACAAACCCATCAGCTGTTGAGTTAGAAATATTTCAACAAATCCCAGCTAAAAATGATGGAAGTCCAGATTATGATTATGCTTTAAGACTTAGAAGAAATTCTACATTTAAACCTAACAATAATAGTGGAACTGAATTTCTTATCCAAAATGATGTAAATTTTGCCTTTAGTTCTTCATTTGATACTACTGAAGAAACTATTTATTCTACAGTTGGTACCCAACCTGATTATTTTCTTTTAAAGAAAAAAGTTAAAGCTATTAGTGCTGAATTAAAAACCGAAACTTTTTCAATCCAAGGTGCTGAAAGATTTAAAACCTTATCATTAGATGATACTAAAATAATAGGAATCCAATCTATTATAGACTCTGAAGGAAATGAATACACAGAAGTCCCTTATTTAGCACAAGAAACAATATTTGAAGAAGTACCTAATACAGAAGTTAATGACCCAGAATTAAAACAATATAATAACCAAGTTCCTTATCTTTTAAGGACTAAAAAAGTAGCTAAAAGATTTGTTACTAGATTTAGATCCGATAAAAAAATGGAAATCCACTTTGGTGCTGGGGCTACTAGCGGAGATGATACAACTATAATTCCCAACCCCGATAACATAGGATTAGGGATTAAAGATGGCAGATCATTATTAGATAAGGCGTATGACCCCTCTAATTTTTTATTCACTAAGGCCTATGGAGATGTTCCTTCAAATACAACTTTAACTGTAACTTATTTAAGGGGTGGCGGAATAGCTGCAAATGCTAATGCTAATGTTATAAATAGAGTAGGAACAGTAATTGTTGTACCTACTAAAGGAAACTTAAATAACACAGTACTTAATGCAGCTATTGATTCAATTGCATGTAATAACCCATCACCAGCTATTGGTGGTGGTCAAGGGGATTCTGCCCAAGATATAAAACTAAATGCTATAGCTAATTTTTCGGCCCAAAAACGAACTGTAACAAAAGAAGATTATATTTTTAGAGCACTATCAATACCACCCCAGTTAGGTGCTATAGCCAAAGCATATATAGCACAAGATACCCAAATATCACTTGATACTAATAAAAGAATATCTAACCCCAATGCCTTAAATTTATATACTTTAGGATATGATTATAATTCTAAATTAACGACATTACCATATGCTGCTAAGGTCAATTTAGCTACTTATTTAGAACAATATAGAATGTTAACTGATTCTATTAATATTAAAGAAGCCTCAATAATTAACTTTAAGATAGAATTTGACATTTCAGTTAAAACAGGGTTCTCAAATGATCAAGTTCTTTTAAATTCAATTAGTAGCTTACAAAATTTCTTCAATACTAATAATTGGCAAATAAATGAACCTATAAATATAGGGGATGTAAATAGTTTATTATATACTATAAATGGCCTTAAAACTGTAAATAATGTAATATTTACTAATTTATTTGGTGAAAATAGTGGTTACTCAAAATTTAAATATAATTTTGATGCAGCAACCCGAAATGGCACTATATACCCATCATTAGATCCTAGTATTTTTGAATTAAAATATCCTAACACAGACATAATTGGTAGAATAACTAACTAACACCATGGCACATTATTTTATATTCCCGGAGAAAGACACTACTATTTACTCTCACACCTCTAGGACAATCCTTAACACAGGTATTGATGAGATTTTAACATTAAGAGATGAACCTTCATCTACGGATTTAAATTATTATCCTAGTAGAATTTTAATCCAATTTAAACAATCTGAAATTAATGATGTTATAAATAACACAATAACAGGTGGATCTTTTTCAGCTAGTTTAAATCTCTACCAAACTGAACATAGAGAATTAAGTATCAACCAAAATTTAGAAGTATTTCCTATATCAAGTAGTTGGAATAATGGAACAGGTAGATTTGCTAATATACCAACTACATCTGATGGATGTTCATGGTTATATAGAGATGGAAGCCCAGACGCTATTTCAAATGATGAATTAGGTACTAAATGGGCCACTGCAAGTTTATCTACCGGAGTTACATCAAGTTTTATAGAAGCTTCTCCAGGTGGAGGGACATGGTACACAGGATCAGGTTTTGAAGTAACTAAAACCTATGGTTATGGAGATGATTTAGATTTATCTTTTGATTTAACTGCTCCTGTTTTAAAGCATGTAAGTAATAGTTTATACTCTTCTACTTACCCTAACGGGATATCAAATAATGGATTCTTAATTAAAAGAGCAAATTCACAAGAACATACAGCTATAGATGATGGAGAATTAAATTTCTTTTCTGTAGATACTCATACAATTTTTCCACCATATTTAGATATATCTTGGGATGATTCATCATATGACACAAACTCAGCAATAGATAGTAAAATTCTTAAAACCGGTGAAACATATGTTACATTAAGAAATAATAAAGAAAAATTTAGAACCTCAGAAGAATATAAATTTAGATTAAATGTTAGAGAACTTTATCCAACTCGAAAGTTTGTTACTTCTTCAAATTTCTTAGATGTTAAATATTTTACAAGTAAATCTTATTATTCTTTAGTAGATTATGCTACTGAAGATGTATTAATTCCTTTTGGTGAAGAATCTAAATTAAGTGCTGATGCAGAAGGAATGCATTTTAAGTTATACATGCAAGGCCTTCAAGAAGAGAGATACTATAAACTATTATTTAAACATGAAAATAATGATGGTATTCAAGTTTATGATGATGATTATTACTTTAAAGTTGTTAAAACATAACCATGGCGTATAATCCAACCCCACCACCACCTCCTACTCCAAATAATAAAAGTAGACTACCTAGAGGTAAATCCCCTAGAGTGAAAAAACCTTTTGTAGAAGCAGTTGAACCAACCCCATCTCCAGCTTTAGGAGATATAAAATTCCAGAAAATTATCTATAGTCAAAATTCTTTTAGAAAAAAAGTAGATGTTTCTATAAGTGAATTAAAACCTAAAGATGAGGAAATAGATATACCTAAATTTTTTGCAAATTACCATAAATTATTTTTTGATTTACCCCAAAAAGGTATTAATTCCCACTCAACTCTTATTAGAGAAAGTATGGATTTTGTAAATGATTATGTAGATTTTAAAGATGAACAAATTGAAGATTTAAACCAACAAGTTGAAGCCCTAAACCAACAAATATTAGACCTACAAACAGCAGCTATAGAAGGAGAAGATGAAGACATTGCGGAAGAAATAGAGGACCAGGCAATTAAAATACAAGCGGATGCTGAAATAGGTAATGTTAATGATCCATTTATCTACTGGAGCCAAAATAGTGATCGTTTATTATATACAATGGGTCTTAAAAAGACAGCTAAATATGCTGAAGATAATAAAAAACTTCCTGACGGTTCTGATCCATTTGAGGAAAATAAACAAAAACAATTAAGGAAAGATACAGGCCAGGCTTATGAAAAAGGTGGACCTGGTGGTGATCGCAAAAACCAAGAAATCAGAACATTCAGTGAATGGAAAACAGACACAGAAAAAAGATCAAGTGGTGGTGAAACAAGAGATATTAAACGTATGTTAGATTATATAAGGGAGGTAACAGTAGCTAATTATAATTCTATAACGTCATAAAATGATAATAAATCAAACATCTATAGAAACAATTAGTCAAAGTGATTTAGACCAAATCCCTACAAAATTATTATTAAGGAGATTTGGGAGAGCTAATGACTTTATTGAATTAAATATTCTTGATTTAAATGGAGACATTATACTTAATGATAATAAATTTACCGACTACACTCCATACATAAATCCTAATGATAATTTAGTTGATTCTATTGATATTAATTATGAGCAGGTTTTAAAAGACTATGGATTTACAAGTGGTCAATATACCTTATCATTTTCATTTCAAAGAAATGTTTTAACTAAGGGACAACGTAGACAATTTTTTATATCTGAAATATCCCCCTCAAGAACAGAAATTAGATTTGACTCTAATACTATTAGTGACAATGAATTTGAGAAAAAAGTATCTGAATTAGTTTCTACCCTTAATGCTTCTTCTTTTGTTAAGGATTTAAATATATCTTTTGGTGAAGGAAATACTGCATTAATTACAAATGCTCAATCAGATTCTACTACTGGAACTGGTTTAATAAAATTATATAACCCCCTCCCACCAACTTTAAGTGTAAATAGTCCTTTTAGGATATATGAAGAAATAATCAATCCCTTAGAGGTAATATTTGATTTAGGAACCCCTAAATTAATAGATACAGGTATCCCACTTAGTGGCCCTAATTTTAACATAGATTTTACAGATAATTATACTGTTCCCTCTGAATTTAGGACATATGATGATATTTTAAATAAAGGGGCTATAACTTCAAGTTTTAATAATATCCAAAATTACTTAAGTAGTAGTATTTCTGTTGACTTAGAATTTGATAATCCTGACACCCCATCAGGATATACTTTTGAAAATTTTATTCATTATAGTTCTGCAACTGAAAGACTTAAAAATTTCAAATATAAATTAGAATTATTAGAATCTTATTCAAGTTCATTAGCAACCTTAACTAATATAACGGGTTCAGTTACTTCATCAAATCCCTTAGTACAAAATAAAATAATATTTAACAATAAAACTGATAGATTAATTCAGGGCTTTGATTATTATGAAAGATATCTTTACTTTGAATCTGGAGCTTATGCATGGCCTAAAACTACAGTAGGAAAGCCCTATACAAATGCTAAAGTAGCTTCAGCTGCTGCTGTAAGTTGGTTTGGAGCACCTATTGATTCATATGAAGATGAATTTTATGGTGGTCAAATGTTAAGTGCAAGTAAATATGATGATTGTAATCCATATTACATAGGAAAAACAATCCCACCTGACATAAGAGACAATCCCCAAAATGAAGCATATGTGTTATTTACTGAAATGATAGCACAGCATTTTGATGGTATTTGGGCATATATTGATAGTATAACTGATAAATACCAAGCACATAGTGGTTTAAATGATGGTATTTCTAAAGAATTAGTATTTAATGCTTTGACTGAAAGAGGAATTAGAGCATACTCTCAATTTGAAAA